TCTGAGTTAAGCCTCCCACACAGAATTGGAGAGCAATATGAGTAAGCCAGTAATAGCTTTGATCGTGTTAGGTGTACTACTTTTCATAGCAACGATGATAATAGGTGTTGATGCTTTGATGTGTACTCCTCCCTGTGTATGACAGACATTGAACGCAGTCATACTCGATGGCGATGGACAGCATTATCGGTCTACCTCCTCATATGCTTTTATGATTTTTTTTTTTTTTTGCCTGTGTGGTATGGACTCAATCGCCCAGACATAAGCCAGTTCTTGGAGATAATTAATGCAACAGAGGCCCGGTTAGTGCAGATGGAATTTATGAAGAAACTCACAGGACAACACGATCCGTTTACTTTAATGGGTGGAGGATTGTTTCACCTAACTTTCCTGTCGATCCTAACTGCTAGTGTATGGAAGAAATAGTATGAGTCCTCCTTTACAACTAGATTCATTTACATTACCAATTAGATACATTGCCTTGTGTAAGATGATGGGAGATTTAACAGACTGTAGTATCGAAGAGATTGATATGAAGGTTCAATGCTTTATAGTTGATACAAACTTTGAGGCAAATGAGATACCTGAAGGGGAGACACACTTAAATGGCTAGACCAACTAAATATTCTAAAGAGATCGTAGAACAGGCTAGAGCTTACATTACTGACTATGAAATGTATGGTGATATGATCCCAAGCATTGAAGGAATGGCTGAAGTTTTAGGCTTACACAGAGACACTTTATATGATTGGGCAAAGCAAGAAAGCAAAGAGTTTTCCGACATATTAGGGCGATGTATGCAAGTTCAACAGAAAACCTTGGTGAATAAAGGACTCAACAACACATTTAATTCAGCGATCACTAAGCTTGTATTAGGTAAGCATGGCTTCCACGATAAGATGGAGCAGGACATTAGCTCAAGTGATGGAAGTATGAAGCCACAGATCATTGAATTAGTAGCTAAGGTCAATGAAGAAGAGAGCTGAAGTAGAGCTACCACCTAAACTCGTTCCAGTATTTGAGGGAGAAGCACGTTACCGCATAGCCTATGGTGGAAGAGGTAGTGGGAAAACACGCAGTTTTGCTCTGATGACGGCTATTAAAGGTTATCAATGGGGCAACGCAGTACCACCAACTAAAGGTCAGATATTGTGTGGGCGAGAGTTTATGAACAGCCTGAGTGATTCCTCATTTGAAGAGATCAAGGCAGCAATCCAATCAATCCCTTGGCTCAATGACTATTATATATGTGGAGACAAATTCATAAGATCGAAGGATGGCAACATAACCTACACATTTGCAGGACTGAGACGATCACTTGAATCGATCAAGTCTAAGTCTCGAATATTGTTAGCATGGATTGATGAGGCAGAGGTAGTCTCTGGAAAGGCTTGGAGATTGCTTTTACCCAGCGTACGAGAAGTTGGATCAGAAGTGTGGGTTACCTACAACCCTGAATCAAAATACTCAGCCACTCACGAAAGATTTAGAGAGACACCTCCAAAAGATTCCAAGATCGTTAGTCTAAATTATCAGGACAATCCTTGGTTTCCTGAAGTATTAGAGAAGACAAGACAAGAAGATTTTCAAAAGCGACCTGACATGTATGAGCATATTTGGGAGGGTGGCTTCTTGATCTATAGTGAAGGAGCTTACTATTCAGCCGAGATGAGAAGAGCTAAAGAAGAGGATCGTATTACTAAGGTAAGATATGATCCTAGTACAGGTGTTGTAGTTTCATTTGATCTAGGCATTGGAGATTCAACAGCTCTATGGTTCGCACAGTTTGTTGGTACTGAAGTTCACCTAATAGATTACTATGAAGCATCAGGTGCAGGACTAGAACACTATGTTAAAGTTCTTCAGGACAAGGGTTATGTTTATGATCAGTATGTCTTTCCACATGACATCAGAGTTAGAGAGCTTGGAACAGGAAAGAGTAGACTTGAGACATTAGATCAGTTAGGTATTCACGCTGACAAAGTTGAAATTGCACCTCAGTTATTAATTGATGATGGCATACAATCAGTCAGAGCTATGCTAGACAAATGTTTCTTTGATGAAAAAAACTGCGAGAAGGGAATAGATGCTCTGTTAAACTATCAGAGAGATTGGGATGATAATGGACAGACTTGGAGGATGCGACCAAACCACAACTGGGCATCACACGGGGCAGATTCATTCCGATACCTCGCTATAGGTTATCAACCTTACAATCAAAATTGGGATAAACCTTTACGAAGGAATTTGAAGGGAGTTGTATGACAGGTGGATTATTAGGCAATCTTTGGCACAATAAGGGAGCAATCTTTGGAGACTTCCTTAATTTTGGGGATGAGAAGAAAGAAGCCAAGTTAGGTGATGACATAAACTATGGTTTGTTGGCGAAAAACTTTTTCCCTGATATGAAAGAAACAGGACAAGAACTAAAGACTATAGTTGATGATCCTGCTCTTGCTACTAAAAGTTTATTAGAGGTAGTAGGTGGTGCAATAGGCAAACAAACTCCTGAGTGGATCAATGTTGGGTTAAAGAAGGTAGCTCCTGATAACTTAATCACAAGTGAAAGAACTCAAAAAATGGCTAGTGATGCATGGGCAGACATAGTATCTACTCATGGTAGTATTGATGGCTTTAAGAAATTTGCACAAGAGAATCCATTTGAAGCCATGTTGGAACTCACAGGTGTTGGATTAGTAGCTAGACAAGTAAAGAATGCAACTGCACCAACAGTATTAAAAGCTATTGCTGAAGCTGAAAGGAATGGACTGATGGATCAAATTAGAAAGGTTGGTTCATTGCCAGTTGGTCTTTCTATGAAAGATGTTAGTAAGATGAGTACATCAGAACTTAAAAAGTATATGGCTTCACAAGAGATATACAATTCTTATCTTGGTAAAGTTGATCCAAGCTATGTCATAGGTCAACCATTAAGTACAGTAGATGATCCTATAAAACTTGCTAATTTACAAAGAGAGATTGTAGGTCAAGATCAGGACTTAATTACTCCAAAAACGATTAAGCTAAAAGATTTAGAAGGTAGAGTCTTAATGGGTTTTGAAACAGACAGAACAGCCGCAGGTGGTTTATTAAAGAAAGTCAATGACTTCACAGTTAACACCAAATTATGGGGAGGTATGAACTTTCAGTTACTTAAAGAGATGGTTAAGAGAGAGGATTTATGGGCAAGTGATCTATCTCCATTACAAAAAGTAAATCAACAAGCAGAGCTTATCAAATCTCTAGAAGGTATAGGTGAATATCCTTTGATAACACAATACATAATGCAAGGTACAGGTAGTAACTTTGCTCACATGACACAGCAATTGATGATGGAAGTTCTCCAAGAAACCTTACCAAAAAGAAAGTTAAACAAACTGAACAAAGAAATAAAGAAATTAGTTCCTGATTGGAAAGGCATACATGATGTTGATCTGTCTTTAGAATTATCTAAACTTCATGGTAGCACTAGAAAAAAGATTGGCACGATACTTGGTAGATCAGAATTTGCAGATGAAGGTTTATCATTAGCAGAAACTGGATTAGCTTTAACAGAGGAAGGTTTAATGGGAGCACCAAGAGGACAGATAAGTGGTCTGATTGGTGAGCTTGAGCCAACAATGAGCAAGAGAATAATGGGTGGTTCTCTGCATCCATCCTATCCATACTCTTTAAAAGGTCATAACATTGGGAAGTTAGATGAACCGAACTTAAACATATTTGATCTACTAAAATATAATGATTTAAACATGCAAGGAAGATCATATAATCCTAACAAACTAAGACATGAAGATTTCAGGTCTGCTCAATTAAACCCTCCATCTTGGGTTCAGATAACAGACAAGGTATTGCGAGACTTAGAAAACACAGGAAAAATAAAATGAGCCTACTCGGAGATGCATATAAGAGTTACAAGGGTTTGGTAGGTTACGATCCTAAACCTGAACCTCAACCTACTCGGTATCAATTGGCACAAGCATATGCACAAAGAAGTGCTAAACCGACAAGTGGAGTAATGAATGCTAGTGTTGAGTATCCAGTTGATGTGCATCATAAAGGATTATCTGAGACGTTTGGTGAGAACGTGCATCAGACACCAAGACTTCTTGGCACTCCTTCTATATGGAAGGAGTTTGGTGAGCAAACATCAAAAACCTTTGAGGAGCTTGGATTAAAGGTAGATAAAAAAAGATTATTTCCTGCACCTGTTCATTTAACATCATCTGAAGGTAGAGATATTCCTTATGGCGATGCTATGCAGGGAAGAGATTACCACGAACAGCAATGGTTAGAAAAGGACAGACTTGCGAACATCAGTCCTTACTACAAGAATACTTCGGATTGGCAACTTGCTCCTTTACATTCTACTAATGAAGGATTGTTAAATGCTTATGGTCTGTTTAGAAGAAGTATTGATTCAGCTAATCCCGGACTTGGGTTAGATGATAACTCTTATATAGGTATTGCAAGACGAGGTGCTAAAGAATCAAGAGGTCACTTAGTTCCTGCTCAAGCACCTAATTTTGAAGAACACTACATACGTCCTAGAAGGAGTACACCTTGGCATGAGTATGCACATTACTTAGATGTTTGGGCAGGTGGATCGAGTGGGAGTTCATTAAGTCGAATAGCAACGACTTTAGACCTTTCGCCATACTCTTCACCTCATCGTGATTTAACAGCACAAGATCACTATGAAGCTTGGATGAACGATCCAAGAACTGCCCACTTAGATGTTGTGGATAAAATTAACACAGTTGATCATCCGAATCAGAAACTAAACAATCCAAGAGAAATTTTAGGGAAGCTCTATGTGACTGCCATGTTGAACCCAACTCGTGCTGATGGCACATACTTTGATCCATCTAGTGGTGCACCACACAACATGGAAGAAAATATTGCTAGAGCTATAGGAACATACTTGAACCCTGATGCAGAAGAAGATGAAGGTCATATCAAGGGGATAAAGGACATGAGAAAGGATGTTATGGGTGCATTTGCTAACTTATTGAATCAATAATGACTAACAAAATCAGCAAAATAGAATATACTAACGGAAAACCAAGGGAGAGATAAGATGGCAGAAACCAATTTTGGTATCATGGAATTACTACAAAAGCTCTTAAAAGAACGTGGAACAGGTGTTTCAAAGGAAGAGCAGGGAGTCTTAGGACAATACGAAGGTACACCAATACGATCAGGAAAGGGATCAGGTTACCAATCATGGCTTGATGAAAACAGATTTGATCGTTCAGGTCTTGGTAGTGTATCAAACACAGAGATGCAACTACTTGATCCTCTAGCAAACACAACAGCATATAACAATGCTACTACAGATTCATTGGCTAACATGAGAGCTATTGTAGAAGGAGGAGCTATACAACAAGGTGGAAGACCTCAACTACCAAAAGGAGCTATACAACAAGGTGGAAGAGAGTATGACTTTATGGTTGATGGCAACACAGAAGGATACAGCTTTACTGGTGATGGTGTTACTGAACAAGCAAAAGCACGAATGAGACAACAGCAAGGCATTCAAGCCAATCTTGGTGGAGGAATGGATCAGGTATCTGATCTAGATGTAAGCTTTGCACAGGCTTTAAGTGGGTTAACTCCTAGAGAACAAGCAGAGATTATAAGTGTTACACAAGGATACACAGACGAGCAAGTAGACAACTTTAAGAGACAATATTTGCAAGGTCGAGTATCTCCTTATGAGTTGGGTGCACAAAAGAACTTAGGATTTTAATATGGCACTCAATACATACACAGCATTAAAAGCAAGTATTGCAGACTTCCTCAACAGAGATGATCTCACAGCAGTTATACCTGACTTCATAACCTTGGCAGAAGCACAGATCAACAGGGATGTACGACATTGGAATATGGAAGCACGTTCAAGTGGTCAACAGTCAGGTGGTGATGAGTACATGCAATACCCTGCTGATTGGGTAGAGACGATCAGATTACACCTAACTGCTACAGGAACAACTGTAGTTAATCTTATATCAAGAGATGCAATGGCAGACAAACGAGCTAGTGCTGAGGATGTAAGTGGTACACCAATTTATTACACACACGCAGATGGACAATTCCAATTGTACCCAACTCCGAGTAACGACACAGATTTTGAGTTGCTTTACTATCAGAAGATTCCATCTTTAAGTAGCAACTCAGATAACTGGCTTCTTTTAGATTCGCCTGATGTATATCTTTATGGATCGTTATTACATTCAGCACCTTATCTAGCAGAAGATCAGAGGGTAGCTATTTGGGCACAGATGTATAGTGCGGCAGTAGCTAGATTAAATGAAGCCTCTGAACTAGCTCAGTATAGTGGTTCAGGGTTGAAACTTAAAGTGAGAGGATTAGTATGAGTTTTACAAACTTTTTAGAAACAGAAATATTAGACCATGTATTTGCAGGTGCGGCTTACACAGCTCCCAGTACTAAATACTTAGCGTTGTTTACAGCAATCGCTGATGGTGAAGCAGGTTCAGTAACTGAGTTATCAGGTTCTGCATATGCTAGACAATCAGTTGCATTTACAACTTCAGGTAACACAACTTCAAACAATGCGGCAGTAGAATTTCCTACAGCTACAGGATCGTGGGGTACAGTTACTCATGTTGGTGTATATGATGCATCTTCATCAGGCAACTTAATGGCTTATGCGACTTTATCGTCAAGTAAAGCTATTGCTACTGGTGACG